GGGTTTTTACCCACGCCTACTAAAAGTATATCTACTCCTAGTAGCGGTTTAACTACATTTGGTAAAGAGGGAGAACTTCTTACATACAGTAATGGGTATTTCTTGGGTTATAGTGACCGAAGACTAAAAACAAAAATAGAAACAATATCAAACGCACTCGATAAACTGGCTAAACTCACACCGAAATTATATGATAAAGAAGGAAAACGTGGCTCGGGTTTGATTGCTCAAGATGTGTATTACAACGCAAAAGAATTACGACACATCGTGTGGCCGGATAGAGATGCAAACCCAAACGACGATGCACCTGAACCAGATTATTCAGATTGGGGTAAGCGTCCAGCGTGTATAAGATATCCACACCTAGTGGCTTACGTAGTAAAATCGATACAAGAACTCAGGGAGCGCATAGAAAGACTCAAAAATAATAAGGTGTAATTTTAGAATGTCTTGTTCGTGTAAAGGTCGTTCATATAGAAAATTTTATGATGTGGTAGAAAATACACAAGAAACACTCGGATCAGTCGTAGAGAGGGGTAACACAGCTTCACAGGGTGCATATTTTGACGGTGATATAGAAACATCTGGGTTTTTAAAAGGTGATGGTTCTCAAATAGAAAATTTACCTGCAGCCCCTAATATCACTCTCCAAACCGTAGTTGCAAATAATAACGTAGCTTCGATAGGTGCTTATTTTAATGGGGATTTAGAAGCATCTGGATATCTTAAAGGTGACGGTTCACTAATAGAGCATCTACCGGTACCCACACTACAAGAAGTGACGACACTAGATCCCACCACCAGTGATACGGTTACATTTTTAAATTTGGTGACATCCCTAGAAACGAGTGGGAATGTCTTAGTCGCAGGAAACGTCACAGCGACCGATTTTTATGGGGATGGTTCTGAACTCACATCCGTGGCTAGAAAGGTAGATTTAAATGATAATTCGTCTAGAATAGGATCTATAGAACAGAGTACCATCATGACGAATACGAATGGTATCACGACCGATTTTTCAAAAGGTGATATACTGTATGCGTCAGCACCGGGTACTTTATCTAAACTCACTATAAGCTCAAATCAGACGGATGTTCTCACTGTGAATGCCTCCGGTGTACCTGAATGGAGTGCAGCTCCGAGTGTTTCCAGCTTCGACACTAGGATATCTTCGCTCGAAGCTAACCTCATGGTCACGTCGACGACTGGTATCACTGGTATTCAAACCGGGGACATACTTTATGCATCCGCTACGGACACTCTCACACGGTTACCCGCTGGTAATGCGGGGCAATATTTAGCCATAAATAGTTCGGGTTTACCTGAATGGGTCGATGGTCCAAGTGCATCCACAAACTTTATTACCGAATCTTATCCCTCGAGTGGTAATGCGAGGATCGGTCTACACAATACAAATCCACTACACGCCATATCATTTGGAACGAGTTATTACGAAGACAATCCAGGTACTTTTTCAAATTTAGTGGTAGATGGGAATGTGTATGGTGAGTATTTATTTGGTGACGGTTCTGGAATCACAAATATTGGGGGTTCTGGTACATCTGATATAAGAATTAAATCAAACATAACCGTCATAGAAAATTCACTAGACATAATTTCAAAACTCAACCCAGTGATGTATGATAAAGATGGGCGCACTGAGACGGGGTTCATAGCACAAGACATATACTATGATGCACCTGAAATACGTCACGTAGTCATACCTGGTAAAGACGCTACACCAAACGAGACGAAAAACGAACCATCATACGATGATTGGGGGAGTGAATACGCTAAATTGGATTATTACAGTATAATGACTTATACGGTGTCTGCGATCAATGAACTTCGCGAAATGGTCGAAGATCTCGAAAACTCTTAAATTTTCTTTTTACCATTCACATAGTATGCGGCTGGTAAAAGGACTTATTTCTTAATAGCATCCATGGCGGCAAGCGCCAAGACACCGGCGATGAAAAACAATACTACGTAATTGCACTCGGTGTCTTCCATGTTTGTGTTTCTATTGTGCATTTGTCTCTGAATCATAGGTGGAGGAGGTCTTGGCCTCGGCTCCACCTCATCCAAAGGACAGTAACCTATCATTTATACTATGTTTACAAATTTATTTCGACTGACTTCTTCTTCCTGCCTCTTTTAGATTTGGTGGCTGGAACCTTCACTTCTTTGATTTCATCTTCGTCTTCACCTTCATCCACTGGTTCAACGATATCAGAGATGGCGTCATCGTCATCATCGTCCTCTTGTGGCTGTGGCTGTGGCGCTGAGGTACTCATGGGTGGTGGAGGAGGCATCATGATGTTACCCATCAAAGAAGAGATGTCTATGCCCGGACCCTTCATCTCATAACGTTCGCCTGATTGAGCATCCCCACCCTGTTCCGCCTTTGGAACCGTGTTCTTCACGGCATCCATCATGTTTTGCACGAGAGATGGATTTTGCTTGATCACGTCATTCATGTTTGGTAGAACCGACTTGAACATGCTGTTCGTCAGGTGAAACATCATCGCGGAGCCACCAAGCATCATGATAAGCTTGATTTCTGGGGCAACGCTGACCTTTGTTCTGTATTTGACATACAATTCCTCAAACACTTCATCGTAATCGTCCACATTTTCCATGACGTTTTCTGACCAACCTTCGAGTTGAATCTCGAATGGGTTGTACTTTTTGTTCAAGAATTCAATACCAGTCACGCACGCGACAAGCATACGCCTAGAAAACTTGATGGATCTATCCACATCTATGCTATACGTAATACGCTTCACTTCTGTTCTCAAATCGTCTACATTTGAATACACATTGAGGCGCTTATTAACAGCAAAACCCTTCTTTTCGAGACGGCCAAGCTTGTTTACGAGATCCGCCTTTTCTTCGTCGATGCTACTGTAACCATTGGAAGGTCTTTCTTCTTCTTGCATCATGTAATCACCTCCCATATCCGGTGCCTGATCATATTCTTCATATTCCCCGTAATCAATTGGGGCTTCCTGTGGAGCAGGAGGTGCACTTTGTTTACTTGGATTCATGAAAGCATTAATGTCTTCTTGTTGTTCAGGCGGGGGAGGTGGTTTATACACGGTTGGCTTTGGCGCAGAGAACCTGGGTCTGGGTCGGGGTGCCTCTATCTGAATTTCGTCCATGAGAGCCTGTTCATCATCATCGAGCTTCATGATGTTTGTGTTGCTCCGATCGAGAACTATCTCTCCATCCATTACTCTGTACTTTGAAACTATTCCAATCTCTTTAACGCACTTTATAAAAAAATGTATACTAAATATAAAATGAAACTTAACGCCACCAACCGGAACACACTCACGGCCATCGCTATTGTTTTCTGTCTCATCGTGATAATCAGTACGATCAGACTTCCAAAGCGCAGCGCGTATGTCCCCAGGCAAATCGAAACTGAACCACTCACCGGAAAGGAATCTTTCTTCGATTTGGAATCTAGCCTCGATTGCGTACCAGGTTCCGAAAACCCAGCTTACTACGCGAACACCAAGGGACCGGGTGGTATCTGCGGTGACCAAAAGTGGGTGAAGGACCAAGCCGACGCGAAGATCGTGGGTGGCATTGGCGGATCTTTAATCTAAACTACTATAAATGACAACTGTGACTACATCTCAATCATTTTTGCCTGATTTTGAATATGAATATCACAGTATTGTGGTTGACACAATCGGTCAAGATAGCAAAAATACATTCACGGTGCATTTGACGCAGCCTCTTGAAAACATAGTTCAAGCGAGACTTACTTCTGCGAGAATAGATACGACTGGATCTAACGTGTGTTATATTTCAGTGGAAGAACTCGACACTAACTACGCACAAAGAGCTTCAAATGTGTACGGCGGTCAAGGTGATTTGTCCGTGTTGACTAAAAATTTCGGTATGGTGATCCAAAATGGTTCGGATCCAATAACATTCAGAGACAATTATGACATTGTTCATCAATATTCCACTCCAATTCGAAAATTAGATCGCCTCACGTGTACACTCAGAAACGAAAACGGTGTCACCATAGATAATGGCTCAGAAAACTTTATGTCATTTAGGTTTGTATGCAAAAAGAAAAACATGCCATTCGTGTGAGGCAGGTAAGTGTTATTTTTTTACCTTTTAGTATTATAAATGTCGGCAGGTGTCGTACAGTTGATCGCTATAGGCGCTCAAGATGAACATATCATCGGTACACCAGAAATTTCATTCTTCTCGTCGACTTTTAAACGGCATTCTAACTTTTCACAGTCCGTAGAGAAACAGACTATACAGGGGGCTGTGAAAGGTAACGCTATGTCCAGTGTAAAATTTGAACGCACTGGAGATTTGTTGGGATACGTGTATCTCACACTTGATGATAATACGCAGTCACTCGACGTCCAGAGGTGGGATCGAGTGATAGAAAAAGCTGAACTCCTCATTGGTGGCCACGTGATAGACACACAAGATTCTATTTTTACTGAAAAAATTGCTATAGATACGTTTGCACAAAACGTATCAAAGAGCGCAAACGGTACTCACCCAGGTGTGAGCGCTCGATCCTATTTTTATCCTTTTAGATTCTTCTTTTGCGAAGGACCACAGTGTGCTCTTCCAATTGTCGCATTGCATTACCATAACGTAGAAATGCGCATTCACTGGGGTCCAGATGCTGGAAACTACAACGTAGAAATGTTTGCGAATTATTATTACTTGGACAACGAAGAACGCGGAAATCTCGTGTCTAGAAATCACAGTATGTTGATCACACAAGTTCAGAAAAACATACCATCGGGTGAACTCACCCAAGATTTGACATTTAATCACCCAGTAAAATATCTCGCGTCATCTGATACCACGACAGAAGGTGCACTCACTTCTACTAGAAATAAAGTGAAATTAAACATAAATGGTTTGGATATAGGCAATTACAAATGGGGTAAGCCACATTACATAGATGTAATGAACTATTATCACACAAATTTCGTGACTTCTCCAGATTTCTTTTTGTATTGCTTCTGTTTATCCACGAGTTCTCTTCAGCCTACGGGTACATTGAACTTTAGCCGACTAGATTCAGCAAAAATTATGAGTGAAAATATGCTCATAAATGACCCAATTTATGCAGTAAATTACAACATACTACGAATAGAAAATGGTATGGCGGGTCTCGTATACGCAAATTAAAATACAATACTATATTAAATGGTTAAGAACTTACCGACGGTAGAGAGGTCTACCAAGATTAGGTTTGGTAAAAACTGTACGGACGACCAGGCGGAAAATACAATCGTTTTTAACGCGAGTAATGTCCAGATAGACGCGACCATACCCGGGGCGATGTACATGACACCTCTCCGAGAACAACCCGATTTGTTTGATACAAACGTTAAGATGATGACGTATAACACCGCAACGAAAGAAATCATGGACTCAGGTGTTTTGGCTTCAGATGTTCTTGCTTTTGATTTAGAAGATGTAACGGTAAATGGTAACGTCACCTCAAATACTATGATTTTCAAGGGCGAAAACGCTTTTATCACATATTCTAACACGGCTGGTATATCCAATGTGGCACCTATTCACACACTAGACGTAGGATCAAATTTTTATGTTCAAGATGATGCATCTGATGTACTAAACGTCACCGGTAATGCAAACATCACAAATAAGTTAACCACCAGAGAATTGCGCGTGACGAACGACGCGCGCATATACGGTAACTTGGATGTCGCAGGTGTTTTGACCACCTTGCGAACCGAAAACACCACGATAAATGACGCCATCATAGAAATTGCGAACAATAACACGATTTCTACCACGGATATGGGTGTTATCATGACTAGACCAGATACAAACGTGGGTATAGGTTACCGGGGACATGAGGATGAGTTCATGGTGGGTTTCACACAAAGTGATGCATCCGACATCGATCTGGTTCCGGATTCGTCTAATCTCATTCAAATGAAAGTGTACGGTGATCTCCACGTGTCTAACGCATTCGACGTAGTCACGAGAGCTTCTATTGGTTCAAATGTCGTGATAGATGATGACGTCGCCGAAAAGGTGAGCGTCACTGGTAATGTGTATGCGTCTCGTGCGATGAAAATCGGGTCCAATGCGACTGTGGATACTCTCGCGTCAAATGTGATATCCGTGACTGGTAACACATACACGTCCCACGCGGTGATCGTGGGGTCAAACGTGGTTATTGACGAACGTGCAGAAGATGTTTTGACTTTGACTGGAAACGCTTACGTGTCTCATGCGATCGACGTAGGCTCGAATGTCGTCATAGATGATTTGTCCGAGGATGTTCTTTCTTTGACGGGTAATGCCTACGTGTCTCACGCGATTGATGTGGGCTCTAACGTAGTCATAGATGATTTGTCCGAGGATGTTATTTCTTTGACGGGTAATGCCTACGTGTCTCATGCGATTGATGTGGGCTCTAACGTAGTCATCGATGATTTGTCCGAGGATGTTCTTTCTTTGACGGGTAATGCTTACGTGTCCCATGCGATCGACGTAGGCTCGAATGTCGTCATAGATGATTTGTCCGAGGATGTTTTGGTTTTGACTGGAAATGCGTACGTGTCCCATGCGATTGATGTAGGCTCTAACGTTGTGATTGATGATTTGTCCGAGGATGTTCTTTCTTTGACTGGTAATGCCTACGTGTCCCATGCGATCGATGTGGGTTCGAATGTCGTCATAGATGATTTGTCCGAGGATGTTTTGGTTTTGACTGGAAATGCGTACGTGTCCCACGCGATTGATGTAGGCTCTAATGTTGTGATTGATGATTTGTCCGAGGATGTT